TGATTGCTTGATCCTAGATTATACCACGAACCTTGATGATCACTGCCCGGACGGTGATTTGTTTGCGCCCGTTGTGAAGGCGGGCAAGTTGGGCGGGTCAGGCGGGATTGTGGCGACATGCCCAATCTGCGCTTTTGAGAATGGGTTTTCTGCGCATAAAGACTATCTGGACGCCAAGCTAGACGCGGCGGGGTATGTGCTGGATTTGGACGGGCAACAGGTCATGACCGAATGGGGCCCGATGCCAGGGCACCACGGGCGGCGCTGCATGAATATGCTACGCTCCGGGCCACGCGGCGAATACGAGAGGTGCGACTATCGTTGGACCAGCAAGGAATGCCCGCATTGCGCCGCACCAAATGACATAGCGGCGCGGTATTGTCGCGAGTGCAAAGGCGAGATTGTTGACCCGAATGACAAGCTGCAAGCCGATTTTAAGGCGTTGAAGCGTGACCCGACACAGATCCAAACAGACGAGGTTGTGCGGATGGAATGCAAACCGGGTATCAGTCGCAATGGAAACAAAACAATCCGCATTGAATGGGTGACGCCTTATCGCCAGTTCACAACGTGGGTGCAGCCCGAGGCGAAAAATTCGCGGGGGGTGCGAGACTATACCAAGTGGAACCTTGAAACAAACTTTGGAGAAATCACTCCGTTTAGCGTGACATACAAAAAGGATGCCGCAACTGGTTTTTTCGTAATCAGCGATTACAATGGAGTTCCCGACCATGCGCCAGAGTGACATTGCCGACATGATCAACGCCGGGGTTTTGGTCTTTGGGGATCTGACCTATCGCGGCAAGTGCCCTGCCGAAAGCGCGGAACAGATGACATTTTTCAACTGGCTCAGGCGGGATTACCCTGACACTTGGGGCAAGTTGGCATTTCACCCGCGCAACGAAGGGTTAAAGGCCAAGGGGCAATTTGCCAGCGTCCAAAAGCACGCCGCTGAAGGCATGACGGCAGGCGTTTCCGATATTGTCATTCCTGGGCGGGTTTCATTCGTTTGTGAAATGAAGCGGCGCGACCATACACAAAGCACCTTTCAACCTGAGCAGGTCGAATACTTGATAGCGGCCCACAACGCTGGGGCTTTCTCCTGTGTGGCGCTTGGTGTTGATGCTGCAAGAGAGGGGTTCTTTAAATGGCTTACCGCCTAGCGCCTGATGTTCAAAAGCCGTCAGAGCAACTGTTTAATCTGTTGATGGGAAATATTGCTTGGAACGATGCCCCAGAAAGCATTCGATCATGGGCACAAAAACCAATTTACGACGCGGCCAAACAGATATTGGCCATGCCGGACAAGAAGGCGCGGCAACGGGCGCTGGCCAAAATTCCGCAGGCTATCCGGCCTAAGATCGAGGCTGAGATTATGCGGTTGTATTCCAGCAGTTAGTTCTCTGATAGTTCCCCCGGCGTTTTCCGGTTAGCGCCTGTCCGCGCCGGGGGTCTGGGGGTCCAATACAAAACCGCTTTAGCGGTTGGTTGCGGTGTGCTGTGCATCACCGATCCGGCCCCATGCCGAATTCTGCGGGGGCGCAATCGCGGCACCAGCCGCCCCCTCGGTGCTGTCCGCACCCTTGCGGGGGGATATGCGGGATTGCCGCGAAGCCTGAATGGCGTGGCCCCATTGCGCGGCCATGGCTTGCGCTATGCCCTCGAACGTGCGCGACCGCTCTTTCCAGCGGTTAGGACCGGGCGGCATACGATGCACCCGCGCCTCGCGCCCATCGACAATATCCGTGGGCACCAGCTTGGGCAGGCCCTTGAGCCAGAGGCATGTCGCCTTGGTTTCGCCGTGCCCGAACTGCCAAGGCTGGATGATCTGATCCGGCTTGCGGACGTGGCTGGAAATCACGCCGATGGGGTTTTCCAAGGAGATGCACGGGATGTCGCAGGCCAGCAAGTCACGCACGAATTGCAGTGCCCTGCCCTGCCGTCCGTCCGCTATCTTGGCGGAAAAATGGCGGGCGCCGGACACGCACAGGTCAGTGCATGGCGGGAAACAGATCATGGCATCCCACGGGCCGCTCCGGGCCGCTGCGAGTGCATCACCGATAATGTGGTGAGGGCTGTCATCTTCGGACGGCAACAGGTCGCAGGACCAAGCATCATGGCCCAAGGCGCGGAAAGCCCGCCGAACAGCGCCGGAATACTCACAGTTGATCAACAACTTGAGCGGAATAAAAGCCCCCGCCGCAATAACGATAACGGCGGGGGAGGTGGCCGCAGGGAGGAGTTCCAGCAGGGAGGGGGAATGGGTCATTCTGCGTCATTCCGATCCACGATTGCGTTGATTGCGGCCATGATTTCCGCTGATTTCAGGAATGGCACCCATACATCGAGACGGCAGAGACCGGATTTGCGCCGGTCCCGCTCGATCTGCTTGCGTTCGGTGGCGTTCATGACAAGCCCATGGCGATTTCTGCGGCGTCGAATTGGTCGTCAAGTTGCACGGCGAAGGTTCCGTTTTTGTCGTAAACATTGAACACCACATGGCGCAGGCTGACACAAGGCTCGGATGGGTTGAGAACGACTATCTTCACCGTAGCGCCGTTTTCGTATGTCTTTTGCGGGGCGTTCATGCTGCCACCCGCAACAGCATGTTGTAACGCGCGGTCATGTCCCAAAGGCGATCCGACAAGCGGACCAGCCGGATGCTATTCTTGCAGTCGCGGATTTCATTGTTCAGGCGGCGGATTTCTGCGGCTGTTTCCATGATGGTCATCTTCGTATCTCCCGTTGTGGCTTTCGCCGTTTCCATGCCTCACATTGTCACGGCGTGACATAGCTGTCAACATGTATTTGCGCTGGCCGTAGATGGAAGATTGTTGGATTGAAGGCCCCGCGCGGTGTGGGAATGGGTCATTCTGCCGCAATCCCAAATAGATCGCCTACGGATTGCTCAGCTTGGGCCAAGTTCTTGCCAGCTTGGCGCGCATATTCCGGTTTCAACTCAAACCCAAGATAGCGGCGATATTGCTTGATCGCCTGATAGCCAGTGCTGCCGATTCCGTTGAACGGGTCCATCACAACATCACCGGGCTTGCTGTAAAGGCGCAGGCACTTGTCAATCACGTCCAGTTGCAGCGGGCAAACGTGGCGTTCATCACCAGCGGCTTTGATGCGGCTCAGAACGTTGCCCTGCTGAATGTCCATCCAAACCGGACTTGCCAGCTTCTGCCACTCGTAAACGTCAAATTCAGCGTGTGGGATTAGTGCCGCGATTGCTTCATCTGATGGGGTTGCCGATGCCATCCCATTGCGGTGCATTTCCGCCAGCCACTTGCGGGCAATCTTGACAGATTCATCGCTTGCCACCTTTTCTTGCCGCAATGTGACGCTCATATCCGCGCCGCAGTCCGGGCAAAAATTCGATGAAAAGTCGTGTTCTGTTTCGCAGTTCTCACAGTAATGGCCTTGAGTTGTGATATTCTTGAACTGTGGCGCGCAATGTTCAATGCGGTCGGGGTTGTCGCCGTCCTTGCGGAAAAACAGCATATAGTCAGGCATCCCGACCCGGTTCATTCCGCTGTCTTTGCGGATCTGCTTGTAGAGCAAGCCCAGCGCCTTGGTGCGCTGCATCTCAACTACGGGGTCTTTCCAAATGGTGCTGCGCCCGTGATAGATCAACCCTGCATTGGTATGCGCCTTGATCAGATCGCCAGAAAAGTCTTGCAGGCCGATAGCCCCGTCCCGACCCTTCCGCATGGGCAGATCAGTGCAATGCACGCAGACCATTCGCCCAGGCTTCATGACGCGGGCAATGGCATCGGCAAAGAATGCGTATTGGTTCAGAAACTTCTGACCGCCCCCGGCGTTGCCCAAGTCACGCTCACTGTCCGAATAGACAAACAGATCACCGAACGGCGGCGAGAATATTGCACAATCCACGCTGCTTTCTGGCATGGCGTGCATCCCCTCGATGCAATCCGAATTGTGCAATGCCCATCCTGCGCCTTGATATTCTGGCTGTTTCATTGTCCTGCCCTCACCCATTCAGGGAATGCCAGATTAAGAGGCCTGTTATAGGCAACCCGGCGTGTTGTTGTTGATTGTGCATTGCGCATCGCATCGGCCATGCGGCGTTTCATTTCGTCGTGCTTTTTGGATTTGACGTTGATAATTTCCCAAATCGACGCCTCAGTGTCGGAAATCACGATGTCATTGCGGACCGTTTCCGATTGGCCGAACCGATGCGACCGGCGAACTGCCTGATAGTGTTGCTCATAGCTAAAGCTGATTGAGGCAAAGACGGCATGGGCGCAATGTTGCCAGTTGACCCCAAACCCGGCCAGCTTGGGCTTGGTCACGATGACGCGGTAATCCCCATCCGCAAACCCAAGCAACAGCCGCTCTTTCTGGTCAGGGTCGATTGATCCATGCACTTCCTTCGCGCCTAGGATCATCTTTGCCAACATCGCGCTTTCATCGTTGGTTTCGCACCAGACCGTCACCGGCTTGTCATGCGTTGCCAGTTCCGCCGCCATTTCGCAGCGTTGCTTTAGGGTCAGCCGCTTTTCTTCATGGAATGATGTGGCCGACATTTCAGGGATGCGAAACAACATGCCTTCGGCGATGTTCGCCATCCGGTCTGCCGCGACGGTATGGATGCGACGATCCACATCGGGCAGCACATAGCCTGCATCATCCCCGCCAAGGTCAGACGGCAAGGTTGCGCATCGCGACCATGACGCAACCCACCCCCAGAAATCCGCAACCGCATGGCCTTTCAAGCGCCACTCTTGCGAAGCCGTCGATGTGTCATTGATGAACCATTTGGATAGCATTTCCTGCTGGCGCATGACCCCCAAGAACTCGGCATGGTTGCCCAGTTCGGTGTGGTCGTTCGGGCTTGGGGTTGCCGTAGCTGCTAGCTTGTAAGGCGTGTGGGCAAAGGCATCCTCAATCAAGGCGCGGGTCCGACCCGCATAGCTTTTCAGGATGCTGCTTTCGTCCAAGACAACCGCGCCGAATGCAGCCGGGTCCAGCTTGGCAAGCCGCTCGTAGTTTGCCACCATGACGCCAGATCCGACTTCCAACTGTTCGCGGATTT